GATTAAAATCATCTTTAAGATCTAAAGGTCTAGAGGAAGAGTTTGTTGAGAGTATTGCAGATAAAGCTCATACAGACATTTCATTAGCTTTAAGAGAAAGATTAGATGCAGCAATGGATTTAGCTATTCAATCTGGAGTACAGAAAGAGTCTGCTGACTTTATTAATGATTTAAGACCTAGACCTGATGCTTTTTTAATCGATACAACCTCTGGGATGACAGATTTCTCCGAACCACCATTTCCTATGCTTGATAAGCTTCTTGCAAGAGGAGCCAAACCTATGAAGGATGGAAGCGGTGTCTATAAGGTAATTCCAGTTGGTGCCAATAATTCACCTAAAAAACCTATTGCAAATAATATCTTTGATGCTCAAAAATCAATTTCAGCAGAAAGATATGAAAATGCCGTAGCTCAGTATAATAAGGTTGCACCTAAGAATTCTAAAGTAAGTTTTAGAACAGCTACAAGTAAACAAAACCGCCAAACTCAATGGGTTCTTCCAGAAAAGCAAAAAGACTTTACTGAAGACCTAGCTGAGATTAATAGTATGTTAACGGCTGATTATGACAACGTTATACTTGATATTATTAGAAGCTATGAAGAGGGATTTTAAATGTCATTTGTGATGCCGGAACTTGTAATTCAAAAACTATTAACACATGGTATTAAACAGCTTCGTAGCAATAAAGCTGAGTTTTATGACATATTTGCTCAGTTCACTCAAGATGAACTTAATGATGACTATGGGCCAGTTTACTTAGATGAACTGTGGAAATGGTTCTCTACAACTAAAATACCAGTTGTTAAAGCCTGGTCTTTTAATGCCCAAGTTATTCCTTGTATAAGCGTTCACTTAGCTAATGAAACTGAAGACGAAAGCAAAGCATCAATTGGTGACTATGCTGGATCTTTTGACGATGTGGGTGAAACTGGAACTGGTGTATTTACCGCTATGGTGGACATAGGTATTCATGCTAATAAAGCTGGTGATCATATCCTTTGGCTTTATTATATAGTGGCTTATATTTTATTTAAACATAAACTTATGGCTCATCGATTGGGTCTTAAATTACACACTTTTAGTGCATCAGATTACAATAAGGATGCTAATAAGGCTACAGAAAATATTTGGACTCGATGGGTTAGATTTCGCTGCACTACAGAGAATTTCTGGAATGGCGATAAGTTTGCAGATATTCAAGACATTAATACAGATCCTGCAGTTGGCTTACCACCAGCTTCAGATATATCAGTTGGCTTAGATGTCAATATAGACCAAGTGAGTACAACAGCTAATGATGGTCTAATTGCTAGTAGAGCAGGCGATGAAGAAGACATCGATGATCTTAATATTTAAGCACTTAGACCAGTTAAAATAGATAAAGGAGTTCTTATGGGTAAGAAATTTAGAAACAGACAAATATCTCCAGCAAATGAAAATGGGGATGCTCAATATATTCGAGAAGAATATGAAGAAGCAGATGTTTCGCCAGTGGCCGAGCAAATCAGCTTTGAAGATTGGTATGCCCTTAGAAAATCTGCAATTCCAACACACCATCACCAAGAAATTTTGGTTGCTGACTTTAAAGGGCGTAAAGTTCCAATGACAGCTACGATGGCGGAATTTGATGAAGCGTTAAAAAAATATGGAGTTGAGTTAGTTTAAAACCTAACTTGGCCCCTATGTTATAATTAGGTCAGAAACTTGACTCAGGAGACATGACATATGGCAATTAATGTAAGCTTTAATGGTGCAACCATTTTTAAACCAGGTGCTTACTCTAAGACTACAATTGATCTTGGCGGAGGATTTCCTCTTAGTCCAACTGGTATTGTAGCTATCTTTGGAGAAGCAGACGCAGGTGCTCCTGGTGCATCAGAACCAAACATCGCAAATAATTTATTTGGACCAGATCAACTGGCTCAAATCCGTGCAAAATACGGAAAAGGAAATATTGTTGATGCTGCAAACTTCTTGTTTGCCCCTGGTGCTGACGGTGCAATCCCTGGTGGAGCGCAAACAATTTATATCTATAAAACAAATGCTTCAGTGCGTGCGCAACTTGCTCTTGCAAGTTCATACGGAACTGTTAGAGCACTTGAATGGGGTGTTGGTGGAAACCGAATCACTCTAAAAATTACTGGTTCAGGTTCAACAAGAACAATCACTCTTAATCAAAAGAGAGATTCTTTAGTTGAATCAGCAACAGTCGGCGGAAATACAGTATTAACTGCAACTAACGCAAGCGTTGGTTCTACAGTTACTGTTACTGACACAAGTGTTGATTTGTTTGATGGAACAGTAACAGTTAATTTAGCAAAAGCTGGTTATAATAGCGTCGCTGATTTAATCTCTGATATTAATTTAGTATCTGGATGGTCTGCAACTATTGGAACTGGAATTGATCCACGTATCTCTGTAAATGTACTTGATCATGTTTCTGCTTTAGCAGCAACTGCTGGCGCAGCAATTAAAAAAGATGCTAAAGAAGTTCAAGAGTTTTTTGCTCAATCGCAAATTGCTTCTCTTGAGTCTCCTGCAAGTTCTGGTCTTCCAGCTGCTTTATCTGAAGCTTTCTTAGCTGGTGGAGCACTTGGCGGAACCTCAACATCAAGCATTACAACTGCTCTTTCTAAGTTTGAAAAAATTCGTGCAAACAGCATCGTTCCTTTGTTTTCTCGTGATGCTTCTGCAGATATTTCTGATCTTATGACAGACGCTAGTTCAAACTACACAATCGATGGTATTCACCAAGCTGTTAAGACACATTTAAGCTTGATGGCTACTACTAAAAAGAAATCTGAACGTCAAGGATATTTATCTATTAAAGATAGTTATGCTAATGTTAAGGCAAAAGTTATGGGCGTTGCAGCTGCAAGATGTCAAATGGTTGCTCAAGATATTCGCAATATCGACGCACAAGGTGTTATTAAATGGTTTCAACCATGGGCTGGCGCAGCATTACTTGCTGGAGCACGTGGCGGTTCACCAATTGGTAACCCAATGACTTTTAAATATTTTAATATGTCTGGTATCCGTCAAACAGGACAAGCAATGTCAACTGCTGAGCAGAATATTGTTGTTGATTTTGATCCAGATACACAGTATGATGATGCTATCCAAACAGGACTTACGTTCTGGGAAGCACCACAAACTGGTGGATACAGATTAGTTGTTGATAATACAACTTATGGTAAAGATGGTAACTGGGTTTATAACCGCGGTAACGTTCTTTACGCTGCAGACGTTCTTGCTTATGACTTTAGAAACCAATTAGAGAATATCTATGTTGGATTAAAGAATACAGTAAGCGCTGCTGAAATTAAGTCTACTTGCGAAGCAATCCTTTCAAGCTATTTAGCTCAAGGTATTACAGTAAGTACTTCAGATGCTAAAAACGGTTTTAAACAATTAGTTGTTCAAATGAATGGCAATACAGTAAATGTATCAGTAATTGTTAAATTAGTTGAAGGTATTGATTTCGTGTTAGCAGATATCACTCTGCAACGCGCAAGCCAAACAGCTTAATCTGGACTAGTCATCCTGAGTTTCTACGAGGGCATACGAAAGTATGCCCTTTCTTTTTCCTGAGTTAGATTAACTAAAAATAGGGTATATTAGCTCTATATGAGTTACATGGTGTAACTTAAAAAAACGAATGGTAATGGTCAGCCGCAAGACCAAAAGGAAGAACAAATGGCAGGAAAAAAGCCCTCATTTATTACAGGTGCAAATGCTAAGATTAAAGTAGGTGGAAAGACTTTCGCTTACGCAGCAGATGTATCGTATCAAGTTGCAGTCGATACTATCCCTATTGAAACAATGGGACGTTACGAAGCAGTGTCTAATGAACCAGTAAATTATTCAGTAGCTGGTGAACTCTCTGTAGTTCGATATACTAGTGTTGCTAAAAATAATGGCATGCCTGGAACAAATACAGGTGGTAATGGTTTAGGTAAGGTTGATTATACAACTGGTGGAAATGGTGCTAACGAAATGAATCCAGGAAATATCTTGTTTTCACAAACTTGGGATCTTTCTGTATTTCAAAAAGAGCAACCAGCAGCTGGTGCTGGAGCTGCAGTTACTGTAGATTCAGTTGAATTTATTACGATTAAAGATTGCCGATTTACTCGTAAAAGCTCTGCATTAAATAAGCGTGGCATTTTAGTTGATCGTTTATCTTTCGTAGGAATCTTGGCAGATGATGATTCATTTGATGCAAGTAATTCAGGCGATATCGATTTAACATAATTATAAAAATGGAGATCAGTATAGATGTCTGGTGTTAAACCGTTCTTTATTACTGGAGCAAATGCTAAAGTAAAAGTAAACGACAAGACGCTTGCTTTCTGTACTGATTTATCATATTCAGTTCAAATTCTAACTCAAACTCCTAAAATTCTAGGTATGTACGAAGGTTCATCAGTTGAGCCTCTTGGATATACTGTATCTGGTAGCTTTACTGTTATTCGCTATGCAAAAGATGCAAAAGCAAATATAGGTGCAGCTCCTGGTAATGTTGCTGGCAATGATGCTGGTAATGGTGTTGGAAATTGGGGTAAAGAGTGGGGCGGTGGGAATGGCTCTTTCTTTGCAAAGAATGGAATTGGAAACGATGGCCGTGCAAATGAAGCAATGGACCCTTCTAAGTTTGCAAATAGTGTTTCATTTGATATTCAAGTCTACCAAAAAACTCAAGGTGGCGATATCGGTGTAGCTAATATTCGTAACGTTAGGATAACACAGGCAGATTTTTCCTTATCTAAAAGGGGTGCTGCAATTCAACGTTTTAATTTTGTAGCACTATACGTAGATGAAGATAGTTTTGTGGCAGATTTTTCTGGTCAAGGCCAGCATTTTCAAGGATAATGGATGTCAGGCTTTAATAATAAACCAAATGATCAATTAGCAAGTAACATAGCAAGTAATGTTGCTGGTATATTTTCTACTAAATCATCTGCTCGTTATGCTTCTGGTGCCCGTTGTATTTTAAAAATTAATGGTAAAGTGTCTGGTTTTGCATTTGGAGTTTCTTGGAGAATTAATACTCAAGTAACTGAGATTAATACTATTGATGATTATTTTCCACATGAATTAGCTCCACAAAGAATCACTGTTGAAGGTACTCTTTCTGCACTCCATATTCCTGGTCAATCAGCAGGGACAGAGATGTGGCAACCTGATTCATTAAATTTCTTATTTCAACAATATGTAACAATTGAAGTTAGAGATACAACTGATCAATTATTATTCTATACAAGTAAAGCAATGATAACTTCACGAGCTGAAGATATTAGAGTTGATGCACTTTCAAATGTACAATTATCATGGAGAGCAATTGGCTTTCAAGATGAGCGTAAACCTGAGTTAGCTCAAGGCGTAACTGATAAGGTAGAAAATAAGCAACCACAAAGTCGACTTCAAGAAGTTACTGGCAATATTTCAAATAAATTAAGAAACTTCGGTTTTTAAGTACTCTACTTAAACATAGGTATAATAATGCTTATTAAGGAGCATTATGGACTTACCAAGTAAAGAAAAAACATTCTCATTCGAGCACGTTGGTGATACTACTGGCAAAAAATATGACGGACAATTCACTGTTCTTTGCGTACTAAATGTAGGGCAAAAGCATGCCATGGCTTTAGAAAAAACACGCTTAATGGGTAATTATGCTAATCCAACAGATGACCTTGCAGGTTTTGCTGTTATCCTTGCAAACCTTAGAGCTAAAATTATCTCAGCCCCTGAATGGTGGAATCAATCTGGCGCTGGAGCAAATATAGATGATGAAGATGCTTTAGTGGTTCTATATCGCAAAATCACGGAGGCTGAAATCGAATGGAAAGAAGATCTGAAAAAGAAAACTCAAAAGATTCCGGATCAGACCTCTCAATCGTCGAATCCATAAAAAAGATTGCAGCCTTCAATGCGAGGGCTGAACTTAATACAGAAGAACAACTCCTTCTGTTCCTACAATCTTGGTGGTCTCGTACATATAATAGACCCCTTAAAGATCCATTACTTTTAACATACACTCTAGAAGAACTTCTATATGAGTTTTATGATCGTATTGAACGTTCTAAAGCCGAACAAGAGCGACTTGAGTCAGTTGATGTTAAGATAGAAGAAGATAAAGAAAAGGCAAATGAGGATTGGGCTGAAAAGATGGAGCGCGAAGAGCTTGAGGCTGAAATGCGTAACAGTGGTGCCAAATCAAGTGAACCTATTCAAGATCCTACTAAGGATCCCGCTAATGTTGCTTGGATGGAACAACAGATCGAAGAAGCTAAAGCGATTTATGGTGAAACATTTGGGGAAGATATCGAAAGTGATTTCGAGAGGTAGTGTAAATGGCTGATGATGTAAATAAGAGTAATAAGGGGCCAATGAATGGCTTTGGCGTTTCTGAGATCGAAAAAATCGGTCAATCAGCATACTCTATTCCTAAATCAGAATTAGAGCAACGTGCTCGTGCATCTACTGCTCGTACGCAAATTGAATCTCTTGCAAATGTACCTGATGATTATATTTTAAAAAGTAAAACTTTAACTAGAATTGCTCAAAACGCACCTAATACATTATTAACAGCAGAACAAAGAGTTAGGGCATCCGTTGGTGCAAGATTAGAACGATCTAATATGCAAGCTGCCAATATTATTGGGCGCGAGTATTCTGAGACTGCAGTTAATTCTCAAGTTAGAGGAATGTATGAGGTGCCTGAGTTTCAAAATAAAGCACTCACTATGATGAATGCATCTTATGAATCTCTATCTCAAAGACGTCAAGATATTAGTGGTCAAATTAATAATTTAGGTTCTCAAAGTGCACAAGCAGCTGGGCAATTATTTGCTAATCGTGGTGTTCGTAAAGATATGGCAAATCAAATTGCTGGAAATGCAGAACAAGCGGGCGGATTAGTAAGAGAATTAGCATCTATAGATCTTGCCATGAAGACAAGACGTCAAACAGGGAGCGATCCGCTTTCTAAGTTTGAAAAATTAAATCAAATTGGACAATCGGCTGATGCATATCTGTCTGCACAGCAGATTGGTAAAGAAATTAGCCAAGGTGGTGTCAATATTAGTAAGGGCGGGCAATCAATGCAAGTCTCTAATGCCGATATTGGTAAAGCATTAGGCCAAGAAGCAGATAATCTTAAAAAAGCTTTATCTGATTTAGCTAATTCTGCCGGTAAATCAGCAGAAGAATTAGACACAATGCGAAAGAGTGCAGAAGAATCTGCACAGAATTTTGAAAAATTACAAAAAGCACAAGCAGCTGGTGGCGGCAATGGTGTATCTGGCGCTCAATGGGCAGCGGCTGCAGGTGGAATGTTTAATGCCGTTGGAGCAGGAATTCAACAGATAGCTGTTGGGCAACGCTTAGGTCAAGTTGGAAACATTGCTGGATATGCAGGCATTGAGAATCAAAAATACGACATGTATAAAGCAGGACGCTCTGGCAATGTATTAAATCAAATGCTTTCATCTCAATGGAGCGATTCAGAGGGCTTTGGCGCGCAATTAAAAACTGGACAGCAAGCGGCAGTTACAGCATATACTGCTGGCGGTATTGCACAAACTGCCGCTGGCGGATTTCAAGTTGCTGAAGGTTTAAAGGATAAGGGGACTGGCTTAATTGGTGGAAGTTTAGCTGGAACAAGTGGAATTGCTACAGAAGAAGTCCTTAAAGGTGCACAGAACATTACACAGGGTCTTTCAACGACTGCCGTTAATGGCATGGATTTAATTCGTGGAGTTTCAACTAATCAAGTAGCACAACAAGGTATACAAGCCGACATGTCTGCTCGCAGAGAATTATTAAAGGTTTCTGCTGAGCAAATGCAGGGATTTCGTGATTTTGGTGTTGGGGTAAGCACTGCTGCACAAGGTATGGGAAAGCGTGGTGGGAGTTTCATAGATGAAACAACTGGACCAGCTCATCTTCAAAAGATGGTAAATGCAAATATAAGTCCTGAGCAAATGGCTGCAATGTCTCAACAAGGCGTTGCTGCAATGGGATCTCAATTTAATACTAATCAAATATTTTCTGCACGCGGTCTTGAAAGATCTGGTATGGGTTCTATGGCAGAAAATATGCAACGCATGACTGCTCTTGCTGGTGCAGGATCTAACAATCCGCAAGCCGGATTAGCTTCAGTTCTAGAATCTGCTTTTTCTAAATCACTTGACAGTTCAAAAGCTATAAGTGCAATGGTAGATAATACTGCTAATATGGCAGCAAGTTCTAATGCTAGAGCTGCTGGACTTGACATTACAAGTGGAGCAAGCGCAATACTAGCTGCCAACATAAATCCTAATGATAAAAACCAAGAGTACGCAGTTAATAGAGCAGCAACAGCAGCTCAACTTACTAAAGATATAGCAACCAATACAGATGTTAGTTTTTCTGGTATGGTTAACACTTCTCGTATCTCTAAATCTACTGGACTTTCTGGAACATCTTCTATATTAGCTGCACAATTATCTCCTGAAGAATTAAAAACTCTTTCTGGAATGGACAGTAAAGCTGCAGGTGAATTCTTATTTAAGAAGGGTATTGATACCAAGGATACTATTCAAAAGGATCCAGCAAAGGTTGTTCAACAATTAATAACAAATCAAACCATGACTGTTTTAGAAGGTCGAGGTAAGGGTTTAGGATTAATGGATGCAGATACTAGAGAATCTATTGCTTCAAAAATTAATAGAGGGGAAGGCTTTGACAAGCTCTCTTCAAAAGAGCAATTTAGCATTAATCAAGTTGCCAACTTTAGTGGATATGCTTCTGGTGAAGAGATGTTTAGATCTGCTGGTGCAGTTTCTGCAAAAGGTGTAACTCCTCAAAATAAAACAGATGCTGCTGCAGCAATGGCTGGTGAAGGTGGATCTGATAGTTTAAAAACTTGGGATAATTTAAGAACATCTGGTTTTAAACAACTATCTGAACAAGCACTTCAAGCAACTAAAACAATGGAAAAATTCGGTGGAGCACTTAAAGTTTTAGTAGACATGAATGATAAACTTGAAAAATTTGGTAGTTCTGGCGGCGAAGGTAAATTTGCAACTGCTGCCGCTGATGCTGCTGCGAGTTTTGGAGAACATACTGTTAAATTTGGAAGTGCTGTTGGAGCATTCGATACTGCTGTACAAAAAATGATGACTAAAGCTGGACTTAATACAACTAGTGCAGACTCTGATGCAGCAACTAAAAAATTATTAGATAATGCTAATAATAGTAAAAACTCTAAAGCTGGAAGTCCAGGTAGGTAAAATAGTGACTTATGGCAGATAATTTTAGAAATATAAAAACACCTCATGCTGCAATAATGATCTGGAATTATGTTGATCGTATAGGGACAGAGGGGATGACTAATGACCAGAAAAGTAGCGGTGTCAAAAAATTAACTGATACAGAACCTGTTATTATAAGTACGCTTTCTTGTATATCTATTCAAACATCAAAAACTAAGGGACAACCAGATGGTCAGTTCCAATTAACTCTTGCTCCATATAAGAATTGGACTTCAGCGCTAACTACTGGATCTTGGTGTTGCATTATGATGTCCAATGAACCTATCACTAAAGAAGATTTTTCAAAAGCAAATAAAAATCATGTAAAGATGATAGGTAAGATTGAGACTGTAAGGGTTGAAACTCAACAAGTTGATGGAGAGCGTCAAACTAGATATTATGTAACTGGAACCGATTGGGGCCATATTTTTAATAGTATTCTATATGTAGATAATCTTATAGCTGGACCTAACGATCCAGCTAGTCAAGGAAATTCTGCAGCTGTCGCATTAAGGAATGCTTTGTTTGGTAAAGGTGGAACACCTAAATCTTTTAATGTTGACGATAATTTAAACTCAATAATGCAAATCTTTGGACAAAAACTTGGTGGATTTACTAAAACAGGTGATGATATAAATCGTCTTGCAAAAGCAATATATAACTTTAAGATTCCTAAAGCAATGTTAGATTTTTTTAGCTTTGTCGATGGGCAAGGTAATTCAGTTAGCAGCGAAAACTTAAATAAATTATTAACTTTAAAAACTGGTGTTCTTAAGGGGCCTGATAATTATGTCCCTTCTCACGAAGCCAAAGGCTTTATTAATCCTTTTTCTTTACAAGGTCAAAATACATTTTGGCAAATCTTATTAGAGAATAGTAATCCAGCATTAAATGAAATGTTTTCTGAAATGCGATGGGCAACTGATGGTTCTAGTAATTTAAGTTTAGCCGTATATAATCGTATCAAACCATTTGCTTTTAAGTCTTTTACTGGTGAAGCAGGGTCTGCAAGTGGTCTTAAGTCATACTTTCAATGGATCCGTCAACACAATATTGATAACTTAACTGTCAAGTCAGTTAATGCTGGCACTAATTGGAGAGATAAATATAATTTTATTGAAATTAAGCCCGATTTTCAAGATTTTAGCATATTTGCTAACTGGTATAAGCAAAAATCTCAAGTATTTGATGAAAAATCTTTTGAACGTGAAGGTTTTAGGCCATTAATTGTTGGAACGAGACAGTTTCCTTCTGCTGGGTTAAAAAAGGCTTCAGAGAATCAAGTTAATGTTG